CATTTGTTTCTCCTTATCCTAGTGCGATAGCTAGCGCTGTGGCTCCGGCGTCAGTATACGCGCTTATGTCCGTCATCGCAACTTGTTTCATAGTTCCATTATCGTTGAACACCACTCTGTCAGCATCCACCACGGTTGTGGAGCTTGCTGAGGTATTACCATCCATAATATTAAGTTCTGTGGCCGTTGATGTGACCCCGTCTAAAATATTCAGTTCTGCAGCTGTTGATGTAACATTCGTGCCACCTATGTCTAGAGTAGTCACAGATATCTCACCAGCAACAGTTGCAATGCCATCAGCCACTGTTATTAAATCAGTGTCATCTGTGTGACCAATCGTTGTCCCATTTATTATCACATTATCCACAGTTAGTGTGGTCAATGTGCCAAGAGATGTAATATTTGCTTGAGCTGCAGTTTGTAGTGTACCAGCTAGTTGTGTTGCAGTTAGTCTACCTGTGCTTGGGTTGTATGTTAAATCTCCATCTGATTCTAATCCTATATTACCGCCATCTACATCACCACCCGATGTAAAGATAACTGCATTATCTTCGTTTGTGCTTTCGTTATCACTAATAGTCACTGTTGTTGCTACTGCTGCTGTAGTTGCATTTGCAACTGTGACTCCTGCAATTACAGTGTTTATCGCTGTGCCACCAATTGTGATTGCATCAGCTTCTAGTGTGCCATCAATGTCTGCATCACCAGATATATCTAGTGTCGCTCCATCTAGTTCACCTGTAACTGTGAAATTTCTAATACCAGTGTAATCTTTGTTAGAATCTAAAATAACTGCTTTAGAAGCAATGGCTGTTCCAACAGCTGTGCTGCCTAAGTCTAATGCGTTAAGTTCTCCTACAACTGCAGTGATGCCATCTAGTGTATTTATTTCAGCAGTTGTTGCTGTAACGCCGTCTAAAATATTTAATTCTGTTGCAGTTGATGTGACTGCTACATTCTCGTTAACTTTTGGTGAAGTTAATGTTTTGTTTGTTAGTGTTTGTGTTGCAGCTATACCGACTAGTGTATCAGTAACTGCTGGCAATGTTAGTGCTGTGTTACCAGAGAAGTCAGAGTGAGCTGGAGCTTTTAGCGCTGCATAGTGTGCGTTTGATGACTCACAATATAATCTAAGCTCTGATTGTGCACCTGTGTTTTTAAGATCAATAACACCACCAGATACTGTTAAATCATCACCAACAGTGAAATCTCTATTTGTTGTAATACCTGTGTCTGCAACGTGTGTAAAGTTTGTGTCAGAGTCGGCACCAAAATTTATTATCGCACCATCTGATCCAAGTGTTAGATCATCCGGTAATGTAACATCGTTGTTATTATCTTCGAATACAGCTTTACTAGCAGGTAATGTGCAGAATACAGTCTTTGTGCCTGATGAAAAGTCAACAGCACTATCACTGTTAGAGCTTTCTAGAATAGTTGTTCTTGATAGCGTGTCTGGCGATGCGTCGGTGACTGTGCCAATACCAATCTCAAACTCTGTGCCGCTGTCATTGACGATAGCATAATAGGTGACGTTACTGTTACCAATGCCTGCAACAAAAGTTTGAAAACCAGATACAGCACCAGCTAAACTTAGTGTTCCCGTGCCGGTAGTTGTTGAGGTTTCTTTTACTCGATCGTTTACTACAAACGCCATTTAACCTCCTACGCTAATCTTAATACCGCTGTACTTGTGCCTGCTGACGGAAATTGTATTGTAAATGTTCCAGATGTTGCTGTGAAGTCACCACCAAAATCCAAAACTAAAACTGAGTTGTTAGTCGGTGCACTACCGTCTGACCTGTATATCTGTGCGAACTTTGCTGTGAAGGTAGCATCTGTAAAAGATACGTCATCAAAGTCAACAAATGCAGTTGATGCACTAGATCCACCAGTAACAGATGGGTTTGCTAAAGTTGCACCACCTGATGTGTAGTTTGTTCCTGAAGCAGAAACTTCGTTAGTTGTATTGAAAGCAGTTGGATCAGAAGCAGACACAGTCTTTGACGATGTGAATAGAGCTAACTTATAAGTAGCACCCCCATCAAAGTCGTGATTGCCTTTGAGCAACTCTTCCTTAAAAACATTTGATATTACGTTTGCCATTTATTTTCTCCTTATGGGTTATTAGAACGAATAGGTATTCTAGGAACACCATCCATATATTCATCTCGTCTTCTGCGCCCCATTTGCTCACCCATAAATGGTGTGAGCGCTTGTTGATAATACGTTTCATACATTTGGAGCATGTTATCCGGGCCTTTTAAAAACTTAAAAGCCTCGACTAAGCAGGCATAAAGCAACAGTTGAGGTGCGTTTGTACTAACCCAAGTCGTCGTGTTGCTTGACGATAATCCTGTTGGTAGCGCGTTATACGCTAGTTCGATAGTATATGCGGCATTCGGCGTTGGAGCAAGAATTATTGTGTCATTGTCCCAGTTTGCATAATACTTTGGAATACCTGTGCTGGATCTATTTGGTGAATATTCACTGATAAAAGAGGTGTCTTTTTTCTCCAAATATCTTCTTTCATTATCTGTCAAACCACCAAGAGACCCCGATGGGCTAAATATATTAACGGACCTAATAAAGCTAAAACTGCTTGGTGTGGCCCCTGGCATACCCACAAAAGCATCACCTGATGTTAAACTAGCTGTTTGATATTTTCTAAATACATCAAGATCTACATCTCTAAATATTCTAATTTCAGCGTGCTCTATAAAGTCGTTGACAATAACTGTTGTAAAAACATTGCTGTCTGTTTCTGTGTATTCTCTAATCTGTGTTACGAGTTCTGAATATGTCGTCATGCGCTCACCGTTGTGGGCCCAGCAAATGCTTGGCCTCCTCCTCTTAAATTACCACTGGTCGCTGTGTCTGTAGCAACTGTGAATGTATAACTATTATCATCTACTTTAGTAATTGTATACCCAGCAGATCTTGTAAGATTTGTAGCTGTTATGCCATCAAAACTAGATGCATCATAAAATCTTACAGTATCTGAGCTAGATCTACCATGATTTGGTTCTGTGACCGTAATTACGCTAGTCCCGGAGCTTGCAGTTTTAAACGCATTAAGTGGTAATAGGTTTGGCACAGCACTTTCCTCTCTGTCTGATCTTGCGTTTTGTAAAGCTTGTCTGTCAGGTTTGTGCACTTTCATTTCTATCTGTGGATGTTTTGTTTCAAACTCAGATATGTGCACAAAAGAACCATTCCATTCTTTCAACATTTCATTGTATGGAAAAGCCATACCACTTCTATCTGATATTGCTTTTGCTTTTTTACCTGATGAAAAATTAGACATTTGGATAATACGCCTGTGGTGTTATGTGCGTGCTGGTTGAAGAACCATCTTCTGTCAGCGCACGGTTAAACTCATCTTCGTAATACAGTTTCATTTGTTGTGCTAGTTCTGGTCTATATTTTTGTGCAAGATAAAAACTTAGACCCGATGTCATACAAGGTACAAAACGATATGGAACATCCGCTGCGTTTGTAAAATCACCTGCATCATCTATTCTTTTTACAAAATACAAATGCATATCTGCAGCGCCAGCTGTTGAGTCCGGAGTTGGATAAACAAAAACAGTGACACGATCAATTAATCTTTGCACATAATATTGTGTTGGTTGTCCTTTTGATAATTTATTAGACAAACCAGAATAAGTTGATCTGTTAATCTTTGTCATCGCCACGTCTTGCTGTGTGGTTTGTGTTCTATTAGTTCTATAAGTCGCCTCTAATACATCATCGATGCCAAAGATTGTTGACGCTGTTTGATTTGTAGTTGCCTGCGCTCTATTACTATCAGACGTGTCGTCGGCTGCACTTCTAAAGAAATGATATTCAGATTGACCTTCAACAAGATCAATATTGGTTTCATCTATTTCCCAGTAGTGTAGTCCCCTGTTACCCCACTCTTGAAACATGATATTAAGAGAGCGTCTTGCAGATTTCATCTGATAACCTGTTATGTTATCAAAACCTATTCTTTGAAACGACTCCTCTATGATGTCATCAATTGCAAAAGTTTTGTCGAACGTTGCTGTTCCTGAAGTAGTATTAGGCATTAGCTACTCCTTAATATATTTTCTTAAATTCTGCTATGCAAGTATATGTGTTACCAGAATCAGCTGCACCAGGTACAACAAAGTTAACATCACTTTGGTTACTGTTAGATGATTTATCAGCGGGCACTCCACCAAACTCTCTGAAGTCCCAGTAGCCTGAGTCTATTAAAGTTATGATTGGAATATCACCGTCTGAATCTTCTTCATCTAAACGTGCAAAAGAATCACCGCCATCGCCGTTAGCGCATGACCACCATACTCTTTGCAGTGATAAGTGAGCTACTGAGTTACCGTCATCATCACCATTTAGTGCTGATACATCACCAAATACAGTTGTGCTACCTGTACCATCAGATTGTACAACTATTTTGATTGTAACTCTTTTGTCGTTTTGTTGTAGGATTGTTGGTCCTGTTACTGTGTCTGCCATGTTCCCTCCTTAATCAAGAACGTGTGGGCCCGAAGGCCCACATTAGTTATTATTGGTCTGCGAATGCAGGTACGTCTGCGCCTTCTGCGTAACCCCAAATGTAGTAATTGGTGCTATCTTTAGCAACAATATTAATCTCAAACAAACCACTGTCTGTAAGAGTTAAACTTGAGTTAGAGTTTCCGTCAGCGTAAACAGATACGTTATCTGCATTAGAGTCTAAGTGTACAATACCACCTAGGAAGAAATTACTATTTCCTGGTGTTACGATAATTAGATTCTCTGTTTCTTCTGCAGCGCCAGCGTAGATAAACTTGTAAGTTTGCCCAGCAACTGGTGCAGGTAGAGTGATAGTTCTATTAGCGCCGATTGCAGGAACCGCAAGAACTCTTCCACTGTGTGTTGCAGCATCAAGAGTTTTGTCTTCATCTCCTAATGCAACAGGTGCATCACCCATTGTAATGATTTCAGTAATCGCTCCAGTAGAGGAGTTTTTACTAACAGTTTTAACTGTGCTTTCGGATCTTACTGGACCCTGAAAAGTTGTATTAGCCATATTGGTCTCCTTCCGCCAACATAGTCCGAGACGTTGTCTACTGCATGAGTCTATGCTGACTATTTAAAATTATGCAGTGTATTGAATATAAACTTTTAAGGTGGGGTTTGCAAATAAAAAGGGGCGCCGAAGCGCCCCTAAATTATTATGCTCCTGGTGAGCCAAATACTCCACGCCAGTCAGAGAAGCCGAAGCTGTATCTTTCTCTTGCTTTGTATCTTACGTTACCAGTATCAAAATCACCTTCCATTGCAGTCTTGATAGCTGCTCTTTCGAACATTTTAAGACCGTTAGGAACGTCAGTTTTGATGAAGAATGCATCTGTGTCTGTTAGGAAGTTGTTTACCACGTATCCTTGTGGGATCATTCCTTTAGATGCAATTGCATTCAGATCGTTGTCAGCAGTGCCGACTCTTGCTGGTGATTTCATGATTCTTTCAGCTGTAAATTGTAGCTCAGAAGGAATAATCATTTTTACTCCTCTTGCAGCAATTTTTAAGCCTCTTTCATCAGTGAAAGCAGCAATGTCAATCAAAGCTTGCTCGATTGAAGTTTCAGATAAATCAGCTGATGTGCTCAACTCATTTTTCTGGTCACCTGATTGTGAAGGGTGGTCAGTAGCGAAAAGCTCTTTACCATCTCCACCTGGGAATGAACTACTGAAACCGTTGTTCAATACGTTCGCTCCTTTGATTTGCTTCGTGTTAGCCATAGATCTTGCTAGTGCTTTTGTATAACGAGTTGCAATCGTGTCATATAAATTATCCTCGATTGCTTCTTCAGTTAGTGCGAAAGCAAGAGCAACTGTCTCGTGTGTGTAACGAGAAGTGAAAGCTTCTTGAGCAGTATCAAAAGTTACTGCAGCGCCCTCAGATTTTACAGCCGCGTTTGCAAATCCAGATAACATTACTTCTTCTTCAAAAGCTCTGTCACTGTTCTCAACGTCGAAAATCTCTAAGTGTTGATTTTCGTATTGGTTGTACTCAAGTCCAAATAATGCATTTAGACCTGGCTCTAGCTCTTTAGCTAGTTGTTGTCTTGATATAGCCATGATTTAAATCCTCCTGCTATTATTCGTTATGGTTATAAGCATGCTCATTGAAATACACTACGTAGTTCGTATGAGTCGTGCCTAGTTCGTTATTGTCTGGATCGCCAGTAAAGCCAGTTACTCTTAACTGTCCGTCAGTTGCTGCTAGGTCAGACACATCCAACTCAATACCGGAAATACCAGTAATAGTTGAACCTGAGTGAGTAGCAACAGTGTCAGCAACTTTACCAACGTCTGTTTGTGCAGAGTTTGTAGCTGAGTCACCTTGTATCAAGAATCTTTGATACGGGTTGTCAAATACAAAACCTCTAATTTTTCCCTGCGTAATATTCGTTTGAGAATAGAAGTTAGAGAATTTAGGCTTCCCTGTTGATGGGTCGCTGTCAATCAAACATCCATTGAAGACACCAATGTTATCTACATTTGTTACTGCTTCTTGAACAGCAATAAATCCAGCATTGTTATCATCGATCTCTACAGGGTCTC